GGTCTTACATAAGCTGATGCTGTCATATTAAATCCTGTTTGAACGTATGTGATAGTAGCCTTCTACTTCTGCACTTGCAATGTACAACGGTAAATGTGAACTACTTTTTATATCAATTACAACGTCTGTGTTTTTACTGGCTACAGGTGCTCTTAAAGTTCCTGAGCTAATTGCTGGGACACCTACTTTACTTGTAGCTGTTCCAATAACATAGCCATTCATAATTGAATAACTTGTATTTCTTCCTGATGGTGTAACTTCTATTTGAAAATATCCTGAATCTTTATAATTAAAAGATATGTTTCTAAGCTGGTAACGACCTGAAGTAACAGCTATTAAACCTCTTCCAGTATTTTCTCTAACATATTGTGTAGATAATCTGTATGTAGATTCAAATGGGACACCAATAAATAAAGCTGTGTGGTTTCCTTCTAGTGTGTATGTAGACCCTGCTGTATTTGTTACTGAATAATTATTACCATTAGTTTTATCAATAGCAATTAAACCTGTCTTTGCTCCATATGGAGATGTAAACGTTGTAAGGTTTGTTCCTGCATTGTATGAGCCTGTAACTGAAGTTCTTAAATCTAAATAAGGATTAAAACCAAGTGTGGCATCTTTTAAATTTCTTAAATCTACTCTTATTAATTTAGTAGTTTGTCCTTCTACTACCATTAAATAAACAAAACTTTCAAATGTCATTCCACCTAATATTTTAGAATTTGGAAAAGTCCATTTAGACCAAGCAGTTTGCACTTTCTCTCCACCATCAAAGAAATATTTATAAATAAACATTGTTCCTGCATTAGTAGAAGTTACATCAGCACCAGCTACATAGGGTGCAACTTGTGTGTCTGCGGCATCGCTAGCTAAAGCAATAAGTGTATCTTCAGTTGTGTTACTAATTAATTGATGAACGTTTGTAGGTATTAGATTTTGCACTGAAACAGTAATATCTAATCCATCATTTGTTAACGTATCATCATCAGCAAAGTATTCTCTAACAGCTGTGTTGTCGTTTCTTGCTTGAGCAAAATAAGCAAACTTACCAGCTGAAACTGGTTTGACTGCTCTATCATGTTCAAAAGAAGAAACTTCATTTAATATTGCGGTTGTTGGTGATAAAGATTCTCCAACATTACCTAATTTAAACTGTGATTTTTCAGAGAAAACTAATAAAGTTTCGTTAAAAGAAATGGTATCATATAAAACACTTACGGTAGTTCCTGATGCAGCTATATCAATAGGCGCTGTGTCTAAAACTTGTGTAACTGTTTTCTGAAAGAAATTAAAAAATTCTGCATTTTCACTAAAAATAATATTATCTAAAGCTAAAATACCTAAACGGTTTTCGTGAAATGTAAGGTTGTTTATTTTGTTACCTACAAAAGTTGGGTTTGGATTTGAAATACCATCTCCAACAGTTCTGTCATTCCAATCTAGTTCTTGAAAAGTAAATGTGCCATCATTATTATTTATTAATGCATGCGGCATTGTAGCGTTATTTAAACCAACGCTAACAGCGGGAGCTATGCACTCTTCCCAAACACCATCACTTACATATTCTACCCAGTAATCACCTAGTCTATCAGCTTCTTGACCTGTTATTTTTATTTTTGAAGTTGCGTTGGCATGAAAAGGTAGTTTAGTAAAATCTTGAATCTCATCTCTAACAGAATACATTCCAGTGTTACCTGAGCCGTCACTTGTTTCTATTGTGTAATCAGCGTCACCATCTGTAGGTTTTCCATAGATAACTGAAGGGTACAATGTAAAAGTGAAATGGTCTGTAAATCCTGAGTAATTACTTAATCCTTGTGTCGTTGAAACAGTAGCATTCGTGTCAGTTCTTACAACTTTAAATGTTGCGTCTGATGAGTTATTCCAGTATTCACTAGATGTTCCTTTAAATAAAATATCAGCAACATGTGTTGTATCTCTAAAAGCAGAATCATGTGTTGCATTAGAACCTGAAGGTAATTGCAATGATACTTTTAAAGGAAAAGACATATCTGGGTGGTCTAATTCAATAGTGTATTCTCTTCCGTAGTTAGTTAAAATAACATTAACAAAAAATTCTTCTATTTTAGCTGGACTTGTATTTGTGTCAGCAGTAACTGTTACTGAATTGTTTGCAAGAAAAGTGTAATCAGCAATGTTAACCATTCTAAAATCTGATATAGGATTTGTAGATGTTAAGTAACTAGAACCACTTGCTATGGTGACAGCTTTTGCATTTCCTGCTGTGTCCCAAACTTTAACACCACCATTGTAAAAAGCTACTAAGTATTGATTTGCTTTATCTCTTTGAATGCTCCAAAATTTTGTAGTGTTAGGATATGCGTTAGTAGCATCTAAAGTTGCAAGGTATTCAAATGGTGGTCTTTTAGACAATCCATCTACAATATTGTTTTGTAAATTTATCTGTTCTTCACCTTGATTAACACTTCTTTGTGTAGGTGTTTGTTGAGATATTCCATTCAAAAAGTTTGGAATACTTTGTGAAACAACTGCACCCATTAGTAAGTCCTTCTAGTAGGTCTGTTAATAATTGAGTAAGTATTTGAATCACCTTCTAGCATGTTAACATCAGCTTCTTGACTATCTGCTTGATGGAAAGACATTAAAGCCTCATTCTCATCTGCTGTAAGTAACTCAACAATAGCTTTATCTCCAATAAATCTTGAAGCAAATCTTCTGGATGCTTTAGCTGTAATGTATTGTCTAGCATATTCTGGTAGTTGTTCAAACTGTTGTACAAGAACCATGTCAACAGACGGTGCAGTGGTAAAAATGTCTGTGTGTTTTTCTAAATCGTATAAATAACCATTTCTTAAAGTAATGTTAATGTGTCTAAAATCTTTACTAGCGTCAACTTTAACGCAGTTAGAAGGAAGGGGAATTTTATTATCTTGGTCGAGTGCCAAAGATGTATAGTTGGTTTGAGTGTTGAAATGCCATCCAATAGATTGAATAGACATAGAAGTTTCATCTAAAATATTTTTTGCTACAGATACGTCAACAGAAGTTGTGCCTGTTATAGAGTTTACAGGTGCTTCTCCAATGCCTGATAGCATTATGTTAACTGCTTGTAACTCGGTTGTTGGTGTAATTTGTGTAGTCATAATCTCCTAAATATTTTGAATGAAACTTATAGAAAAGGGGGACTTTAATCCCCCTAATCTAATTGATACTAAAAGGCTTATGCCTCTTTGATACCTACTGCTGCTTCAGGTCTCAATACTCCGTGACCCATAGCATATTTAGCTACCATTAATGTACCTTGTCTTCTGATGTCGTATTCAGATTCGACAGCTAAGTCCATCAATTTAACAGTACCAGCTGCACTTGGATGAGATACCAAAGCAACGTAGTTTGTTAAGTTAACTGCTTGAGGGTCAGCAATAGTTGCTGACTTTCCTGAAGACGGTGTAGTGTCATCAGCTGCTGCAATGTTGCCATCAATAAAGTGAGCAGTTGGAATTAATTCAATTCCAGCTACTTTAACTACTTTACCTTCAGCAATCGAACCTTGACCTGAGAAGTCAACGTTAGTTACATTTGTACCGTTAGCAAGCTTGTAGTATTCTTCCAATCTAATGAAAGCTTTTCTACCTTCTTTTGGTACGTAGTTAGCGTCTAAAGCTTTAGCTGCATCAAATAAAGCATCAATAGTAGCATTAGCTGCTGTAGCAGCAGTTGCACTAGCGATACCAGTATTTGTTACAGTTGTACCAGCTCCGTAGCCTGAATCGCCTACGTTTGCTGATGCTTGAGATGCTTGGCCAATAGTTTGTAAGATATGCTTATCTTTTTGAAAAGCTAGTGCTCTACCGATTTCAGTAGAATATGCACTTCTTACATCCCAGTGGTTTTTAGCTTCTTCGATGTTCGATAAGAACACAGAAGATAATAGTAGGTCATTAATTGTAATAACCTTTTCGTTGTGGTTCACATCTGAGCCAGTTATTTCCGCTCCTGCTACGTGATATGCAGCGCCAACTCTACCCATTACAGGGAAAGTTGCTGATTTGCCAGAAGATATACTTCTAACCATTTCAGCGCCAGCAGTTACTGAAGCTCTGTCGAAAGAAGTAAGAACTTCTCCAGCAAAAACTTTCAGAAACAATGCATCTTCAGTACCAGTAGCGTTAACTAGACCCTGTGAAACAGGACTTGCGTTTGCCATATTGGTTTCCTTTGTTGTTATTGTTTATAAAAGCCTCTACATAACTTTCAGTTTTTACCTAAATTGTCGCCCTCGAGCGGTAAAGTTATTACACTTAA